GTCCCCTGGGGCCGGGTGTTTTAAAACTAGGTTTTTGGCGGCTGGGGTCATTCCCGAAAAGCAGAATCCGAGCCTGCCTGCCGCTAAGACACTATGCTCGGCCTCATCGGAGAGGAATATGTCGATTCTGGAACGCGCAAAGGCGCATTTTGACAAGCAGGAAATCACAGAGATTGTGATCCCTGAATGGGAAGATGAGCAGGGCAATCCGACCGTGCTTTACTCGAAGCCGCTAACGCTGGCCGAGAAAAAGAAGCTGTTGAAGTTTGCCAAAGAGGACGATATCGAGTTTGTCGCTCGATTGATCATCCTCAAGGCCCTCGACAAGTCCGGAGATCCTGTATTTGACATTGGCGACCGTATGTCGCTTCTGAATTCAGTAGATCCAAATGTCTTGTCCAGAATTGCCAACAAAATGACGGAAACGAAGTCTGTTGAGGACTTCGAGGGAAACTAGAAAGCGATCCGCTGCTGAAGTCGCAGTACGCCCTAGCCGAGATCTTGCATAAGACGCTCGACGAACTAGGGGAAATGACGATAGAGGAGTTCAACGGTTGGATCGCATACTTTAATCTGAAACGGAAGGCGCAAGATGGCAACAGCGGAAGAAATAAAAATCCGAATCACCGCCCAAGATAGCGCCTCTCAGGTTATCAACAAGACCAACCGTGAGATGCAGACGCTATCGCGGACGGCAACATCAACCGGCGTAACCACCACACGATTCGGCGGCAATCTGTCCACGATGGGCAGGACTGCGGGTCAGGCTGGTATTCAGGTTCAGCAATTAGTCGGCCAGATTCAGGGCGGCACAAATCCAATGCTTGCTCTGTCGCAACAGGCGGCTGACTTAGGCTTCGTTCTCGGCGTTCCACTTCTCGGCGCGATTGCTGGTTTGGCTGCATCGCTGGCGATGAACTTGGTTCCTGCTCTATTCGAAACTGCGAAAAGCACCAAAGACTTGAGCAAGGAGATTGATGAACTCCGCGCTAGAACCGGCAGCTTAACCGAAGCACAAAAAGCGCTACTTCAGCAGAATCGCGCAAAAGCCGCAGAAGAAGAACGCAAGAATGTCGCAAGACTTCGCGCAGAGATTGAGGCTAATCAACGAGCTGTGGTTGCTTTGCGGAAAGCTCAAGAAGATGCAGAGCTTGATCCTGAAGCTGTTGGTATTATTGACTACAACGCTAAAGTCAATGAACTGCAAGAAAAACGCGTCACGATCATTGGCGAACTGTCAAACGCAGAGCAGCGCCTTAGATTGATTGAGTCGGGCCGCACGGCAGAAGGCGATAAGTTTATTCTGAGCCTAGAGAAACAGGTTGCACTGCTTGGCAAAAGCCGCGCAGATACCATCGCTTATGAAGCTGTGCAGCTTGATCTCACCGACACACAGAGAAAGCAAACGGAAGCCTTGATTGAGCAGATCGCTGTCTATGATCGCGCCCAGGAAGAACTTAAAGGCAGCACGACCGAATTAGAGAAGCTGGCACAGGTTACTGAATTCAGCAGTAAGCAGATGGACAAGGCTGCGGCTGAAGGCCTCAAATCTATGGAAGATGGGTTGGTCGGCCTTATCATGCAGACTCAATCGGTAAGCGATGCCTTCAAGAATATGGCAAATTCCATTCTTGCAGACATTCTCCGGATGCAGATTCGAAAGACGATTACAGCTCCGCTGGCTGGGTTCCTAGATCAGTCTATCGGTAGCTTTGACTTTGGTTCTCTCTTGCCATCCTTCGCTGGCGGCGGATTTACCGGTGGAGGCTCTCGATCGGGTGGCATGGATGGTCTGGGTGGATTCCCGGCCATGCTTCACCCGAATGAAACCGTGATTGACCATCGCGCAGGGATGCCAGTTGCAGCAGCAGCCCCGCAACCTGTACAGATCACCTACAACATTCAGTCCTGGGATTCTCGCGATACAATGACGGCCATTCAGCAGAGCGCACCGCAGATCGTGGGCATCGTTCAAAACGCATTCAATAAACGCGGACGCAGAGGGCCGATGGGATGAGTGGCACATTTCCGACTTCACCAGTACCAGCGGATATCAAGGTTTCCTCGTTCACGCCGACCCTAGTATCCCAGACTCAATCACTCAAGCGTCAGGTTCGCCGCCGTGGAGGACAGCGTTGGGCATTCGAGGTGAACTTCCCGCCAATGACGCGGGCAGAATTTGCGCCCATCTACGCATTCTGTTTAGCGCAGCGCGGACAATATGAAACCTTTACCTTTGTTCCTCCTGTTGTTTCAGACCCGCAGGGAACGGCTACTGGCACGCCTTTAGCTAATGGCGCGCATTCGGCTGGCGACAATACCATCGTGACCGATGGCTGGAGCAACTCAATCACCGCACTTAAGGCAGGTGACTTCCTGAAATTCTCCGGCCATAACAAGGTCTATATGGTGACTGCGGACGCGACCTCCGACGGTTCCGGCAACTCCACGCTGACTGTTGAGCCTCCCTTGCTTGCTGCTGTCGCAGACAATGAGGCAATCACCGTTTCGGATGTCCCTTTCACGGTCGCCCTGACTACCGATACCCAGGAGTATTCAGCTGGCCCTCCGAATGTTTATGAGTTCAATCTGAGCCTGATTGAGGTGATCTAATGGATCGCAGCGCATCGGCATCGGTAATTACTGAGATTGGCGCGGATTCAAACCATCCGATTCACTTGCTTGAATTGGTATTTGGCGGAAGTCCTACCTATATCACAGACGCGCCTCGTGATATTTTATGGTCTGGCAATACCTACACAGGTCTGGGTCATTTTCTAGGTTTTAGCGATATTGAAGAAACGGCAGAATTGCAGGTTACTTCTGTGACTGGAACGCTTTCTGGCGTGGATCAAACCTATGTAAGCCTGTTCCTATCCGAAACTTACATTGATCGAACGGTGAATCTATATAAGGCTTTCCTTAATAATGCAGAGGCCGTGATCTCTGACCCTGTTCTGATTTTCTCTGGGCGCATTTCTGGCGTTTCAATCAATGAAGATCCAGACAACGGAGAATGCACTATTGCAATGGAAGCGGCTTCGCAATGGGTAGACTTTGAGCGCAGACCTGGCCGGCACACAACTGACTCAGAGCAGCAAATCTATTTCCCAGGCGATAAGGGATTCGAGTTTGCATCTGAGGTGACGAAAGAAGTCCTTTGGGGTCGAGCATGAATCCGACGCTTGAAATTGACCTGGTTAGGATTTTGGATGAGGCAGGACGCAAGCCTTTCGCTTGGGGCCTGAATGACTGCAATACGCTCGCTCTTACTTGGCTCGATAAGCTGCAAGACCGTGGCTGGCTGGATCGGGTTAAGGGCAAATATTCCAATCTGAAAGAAGCCGCTAAATTCGCCTCAAAACTGCCTAATTGGGCAGATGGGCTACTAGCGGAGGGCTGGACAGAGATCTCGCCTCTTGAGGCTTCTGTGGGCGATCTAGCCGTGGTTTCGGATAGGTTTTATGATCGCGTTCATATTGTCATGGGTTCTTACATGGTTTCATTGCACGAATCCGAGGGGATGGTAAAAATTCCGCTTGATTCTGTCGAAGCCCGCTATTTCAGGATTCTCTAATGGGTGCAGCGGCTCCTCTCATCGGTGCAGTAGCAGGTTCCTATTTAGGCTCTGCGGCTGGCTATGCACTTGTTGGCGGATATGCAACGACCGCATTATCTGCGGCGATTGGGCGCGCGGTTGGCGGGATGATTGGCTCCATGATTGGCTCCAGCTTGACCCAGGCGGTCTTTGGCAAGAAGCCAGAATTGCCAGACTACTCAACCCCGCTCGAAGATCGCGGATTCCTAGTCAATACACAGAATTCCGTTGCTGCAATAAATATCATTTACGGATTGCGCCGCGTTGGTGGTAACCATGTGTTTTTTGAGGCAAGCGGAACAGATAACGAATATCTGCATCTGGTCACGGTTCTAGCCGAAGGTGAGATTAATTCTGTCGAAAATATTTACTTGAATGACACGCTTTCTACTGATTCCAAATTCAGCGGATATGTCGAAACTACCGTTCACTATGGTTCTGACTCACAAACAGCAGACTCTAATCTCGTAAGTAGAATCTCAGGATGGACTTCTTCCCATAGACTTCGCGGTGTTGCCTATATTTATACCCGCCTGAAATACGATCAGGATGTTTTCCCTGGCGGAGTTCCGACTATTACGGCAGATGTGAAGGGCATAAAAGTATATGACCCTCGTTCTAGCACGACCGCATGGAGTGAGAATCCTGCTCTCTGCATTCGCGACTATCTAACAAATGATCGCTATGGGCGCGGCATTGATTCCGCCTTGATTGACGATACCTCATTCTCTGCCGCAGCGAATTACTGCGATGAAATCATCGAGATTGGCGGCGCATCGATCAAGCGTTACACCGCAAACGGTGTTGTTGATACTTCCAGAACCAGCCTTGAGAACATCAAAGAATTGCTGACGGCCTGCCGTGGCTTCCTGATCTTTACTGGTGGCAAGTACAAGCTAGTGATCGATAAGCCGGAAACAGCAACCTTCACCTTCAGCGAGGACAACATCATCGGCGGATGGTCGATTGGCCTCGGCAATAAGCAGAACACCTACAACCGTGTTCGAGTGAACTTTTACAACCCAGACCGATCCTGGCAGCCAGATGTGACTGCGGTCGAATCAACCGCCTTGCGTACCATTGACAATGGCCTGCTGTTAGAGCGTGAGATTGAGTTGCCATTTACGGCAAGCGAGCCGCGCGCAAAAGCAATCGCCACGATGAACCTGAATCAATCACGGCAGCAGGTGTCATGCGAATTCACGGCCACTATCGAGGGGATGCGCTGCGAAGTCGGGGATGTGGTCTATATCTCGCATAAGACTCCGGGCTGGGACACGCTCAACTCAGGCGCAGGCAAGAAGTTCCGCATCATTGAAATCGCTATGCAAAACAGCGATGAAGTGCGCGTAAAAGCGCTTGAATATGATGAAACTGTTTATAACTTTGGCGTTATTCCTGCAAGCGATCCGACTCCAAATACCAATCTACCAAACCCGCTTAATGTTGGAAGCCCTGGCGCTTTGGCAATCTCTGAAGAGATCTACATCACAAGAAACGGTGCTGGTGTAAAAGCAAAAGCTATTCTTAACTGGACTCCTGCTTCAGATATTTTTGTCCGCCAGTACGAAATTCAGTACAAGTTAACAAGCGATTCTGTTTATCAGGTGGCTGGTATCACATCGGGCAATCAGATTGAGGTGCTAGATATTAGCCCTGGAATATATGATTTCAGAATCAAAGCAATAAACTCCATCGGGGTTTCTTCTGCTTGGACATCCGCCGCACCGCATGAAATCTTCGGCTTGTCTGCCAAACCTTCCGCGCTGACCAATCTCACGCTTTCCGCCGTTTCTTCGATGGCAATGCTTACTTGGGATCAATCCACCGACCTTGATGTGCGGATAGGCGGCAAGATTGAGGTGCGTCATTCTAGCCTGACTACCGGCGCAAGCTGGGCCGATTCTGTTTCGCTCGGCTCTGGTTCTTCACTAAACGGTACGGCAACCTTTGCCGTCCTGCCGCTTGTTGAGGGTACTTATCTTGTGCGCGCCGTGGATTCCTCTGGGATCAAGTCAGATACCGTTTCAATCAGTACCGATGCAGCCACCGCGCTGGCCTACACGACTCTCAGCACAATCACCGAATCGCCGACATTCCCCGGCGTAAAAGACGACACGATTGAAGTTGATTCAACCCTGCGACTGATTGGGCAAACTGAAATTGATTCATGGGCTGATTTTGACGCAATCTTGAACTTTGATATTGGCCCCGGCGGAGTTGATACAGGCGGCAGCTATTTATTTGATACCGGGTACGACTACGGCTCAGTCAGCAGAATCCGCCTGACTCGCAAGATCACTTCCGTACTGGCCCAGCCGCTTGATAATGTGGACTCTCGCAGCGCTCTAATTGACTCATGGGCTGATTTTGACGGCACGGATGCGGCAGCAGGGGATTGCCGCGTATTTGTCCGTCACACCGATGACGACCCGGCGGGCAGCCCAAGCTGGTCAGGATGGGAATTGCTGACCGTCAACGAATACAACCATCGCGCCTTTGAATTTAAGGCAGAATTGAGCGTCAACGATCCCGCGTATAATATTCGGGTATCAGAACTAAGCGTCACCGCTTCGGAGATTTAATAAATGGCTACGCATGATTATTCCATCGCCAACGCTGACGGGGCCACCGTTCGCGCTGATCTTAATTCTGCACTTGAGGCGATTGTTTCCAACAATTCCAGCAGCAGCGAACCGGCTACAACCTACGCGTTTATGTGGTGGGCAGACACGACGAACAACCTGCTGAAACAACGCAATGCCGCAGATAGCGGTTGGGTTACTGTTGCAAGTTTGGTTGGAGGCGCTGTTGTAAAGACGGCAACAACTGGATCGGCTGCGCTACCTTCTGGAACATCTGCCCAGCGTGATGGTTCGCCAGCTGCCGGATACATCCGATTCAATTCAGACGATGGAGCATTCGAGGGCTATGACGGCTCACAATGGGCTGGATTAGGTGGAGGCGCTTCTTACGGCCTATTCCGCAAAGTTGATCCGACCGTTGTTGCTTTCACTAAGACTGGCGCAGGCACGGCAGAAACGCAGACTGCGATTTATGCTGAGGTAAATGGATCAATTCTCACGGTTGCTTCAGGGACTAGCGTAACGATGCCTTCCCTGACTGCCGGGACGGATTATGCGATCTGGCTTGAAACAGACGGTGATGTCGTTGCGACAACAAATCACACGACGCCACCGACGGCAAATGCCCGCAAGATTGGTGGCTTCCACTATGCACCGGGCGGCAATGCAACTGGCACTTCTGGCGGCAACACGACCGCTCAAATTAACGAATACTCATTCTGGGATCTGAAATTCCGCCCTGCCTGCCCTGATCCTCGTGGCATGACCTTAGTGGGAGGCGGTTTCTGGGCCGACATTTACCTGACCGGCGTAGACGCAATTACCAATGGCTCCTCTAAATACAATGTAACGATTGCTGATGGCTCTAGCCCTCCGAAAGTTCCGACGATGTTTGGTGGCGACGGTTCAAGCACATACGGCTCTTACACATGGTTTGAGGCGATGGAACTTGCAACGGCCTTCGGCAAAAAATGCCCAACTCAGCAAGAATTCATGTCTTTGGCCTATGGCACAACCGAAGCGTCAAGCCGTGGCTCTGATCCGGGCACAACTCAAATGTCTGCGACCGACGACAACTTCACATCGAAGTGGGGCTGTATTCAATCGACCGGTACTCTGTGGGTTTGGGCAAGAGATCGTGGTGGCCCTTATGCAGGTGCAAGTTGGAACGCTAACACCGAAGGCCGTGGTAGTGAGTACAACGCACCGAACGCTGCGCTACTGGGCGGCCACTGGAACAACACGTCGAACGCCGGTTCACGATGCTCGAACTGGAGCCACGCCGCGTCGGACTCGATCTCCGACATCGGGTCGCGCTTCGTCAGCGAGCATCTCCAAATTGATTAAGGAAACAACATGAAAGCAATTATCAACACTCGTGCTGACCTTGATTCAATTCAGGGAACCCCAGAACACGCTGAGTTCATGGCAGCCCTCAAAGGCAGCATGACCCGCAAAGAAGATCAAGCGGTTCGTCCTGACAACTACAACGACCCTGATTACGAAGGTGATCCGATTGATCCGGTCTGGGTAGATGTAGAGGATCTTTCTACGATTGAACGGTTTGGTTTTACGAAAGCAGACTTTGAGGATTGACCATGACTGAGCCACGCTATTTAACTGAACACGACATCGACGAGATCGCCGAGAAAGCGGCTGAGCGTGCGCTCGAAAAGGTCTATGCACAAGTAGGGCAGAACATCCTAAAAAAGATCGCATGGCTTCTTGGCATTTCCGCTATTGGCCTTGTGATGTGGCTAGGAGGCAGTGGGAACCTTCCCAAGTGAGCTGGATGATGCCGTGGACTTGGATGTCCATGATGCAGCCACCACCTCCTCCGGCTAATCCTCCGCAGCCGCCAGCAATTGTGTATGTCTTGCCACAGAAATGTTCAAAATAATTGCCCTCTGCAACTGGTGGACGATTAGCGGCAAGGTATTGCTGGTATGCGCCGTCTAATCCCCTACCTCCTGATTCTGCCATTGATTTCTGGCTGCTCAGCCTTGTCTGCGATTGGGGGCCTCCTGCCCGGAGGCGGTGATGGGGTGAATGCCAATGCTCAAGTTGGCAAAGAAAACAACCAAGCTGTCGCTCAGATTGAAACTGGCGATGAAATTTCATCTGGCGATAACAGCTCTGTAACAAAGGCTAAACAGGCTAATGCTGTAAAGGGAACGCAGATCATTAACCAAGATCAACCTTTGTGGTTATGGGCAATTGTGATTCTGCTTGCTGGCTGGGCGATCCCTACTCCAATGACCATGGCAATTGGCGTTGTCAACTTCTTCCGAATCATATTTGGTAAGCAACCTTTGAGGTACGACTAATGAGTTGGAATTATCGGACAGTCGAATATCGTTATTTTGACGAAGAAGTGGATTTGTATGTACACGAAATCTTCTACGATGATGACAACAACCCCATTGGCTTCACCAAAGATGCAATCCCTTCGTCCTCCAAAGAAGAAGCAGCCCTGATTTTGGCGGCCTATGAGCTTCCGCCGATTGCCTATATGGACTGCAAGCGCCTTGACGAACAACCGGAGGACTGGGGATGGCTGAACCAATCGAAATAAGTGATTACAACGGATCGGCAATGTCATGGGATGTTGCGGGGATGCTTCGCTACTGTGTAAAACAGATCGAAAACGGAAAATCAAATCCCACAAAAGCTGTGGTTATTTTCCTAAATGACGAGCAGGAGGCATGGGAAGTAAGTCACGCGCAATCTCAAATGAGTTACGCGGATGTACTCGCCCTGCTGACTTTCACGAACAACCTGATTTCGATGGAAATGATGGAATGAAACTGATTGTTGTCGAATGGCGAGACATTATGAGTTGGTCTGGCTGGAATGACGACCTCATCAAAGACAACAAAGACGAGCCGGGACTTTTTTATAGTGTCGGCTTTTTAGTAAGAAGAACAAAAACAAAGCTGACCATCTGTGATACCTGCCCCGGAGTCGGGAATGTTACGACCTTCCCAATGGGTTGTGTGGTATCCGTAAAGGAGATTAGTCTTGGAACTCGAATCCCTAAAGCCCTACGCGACTGCAAGGCAGCTTGAGTACATAGAGGCTGTTCAGAGGTTCGGTAGTCTTAGGAAGGCTGCTGCTCATTTTGGGGTTTGCCATGCCTCGATCAGCAAATCCATGCATTCTCTTAAGGCGGCAGCAGCTCGTGCTGGATTCTCCCCAGAACATGACATGACCCACCCCGCAGCGCCGGGGTTTTCTGTCTCTGGGACATCCACTATGTACGGCCCAGACGGGCAGATTAAGGCGCAATGGGTCAAGACTCGTCAGGATCAAGAAAAGCTCGTAGAGGCGCTCCTAGAGCGTCTGGAGGGCTATTCCTACAAGCCTGCCCCCTCAGTCAAACCACCCAAGCATGCTGTAGCGTGTTACGCAACGCTATACACCCTGACAGATTTCCACCTTGGGATGTATTCGTGGGGCGAAGAATCCGGGGATGACTGGGATGTGGATATTGCTGTAAAGACAATGCTAACGGCGATTCAAGAGATGGCGGATGGAAGTCCAAATTCCGAGTATGGAATCCTGAATTTGCAGGGAGACTTTCTTCACTGGGATGGACTCGACGCGGTAACGCCCACCTCCAAACATGTTCTCGACGCTGATACCCGGTTCGGCAAGTTGATTGACATGGCCCTTGACACGATTGTGGGCAGCGTTGAGATGCTTCTGGGGAAACATAAGAAAGTCAAGGTCATCGTGTGTGAGGGCAACCACGACCTTGTTGGTAGTCTGTGGATACGGAAGATGCTCAAGAAGATCTACGCGAAGAACTCCCGCCTTGAAGTAGATGACACCGAATTTCCGTATTACGCCCATCTTCATGGCTCAATTATGCTGGGCTTCCACCACGGCCACAAGGTGAAGAACAAATCTTTACCTGCCCTATTCGCTTCTGAGCCAAGGTTCCGTAAGATGTGGGGCGACGCTGCCTATTGTTATATCCACACGGGCCACTACCACCATAGTGAACAAGATATGGCCGAAGGTGGAGGCGCAATAGTCGAGCGTCACCCAACACTGTCAGGGCGGGATGCCTATGCTGCCCGTGGTGGCTATGTTTCTTGGCGAGCTGCTCATGCCATCACTTATCACACCGAATATGGAGAGGTTCGCCGTGTCACAGTCACACCTAGGGGGTCACATGACAAATCCATCTAGTGTTGTACCTGAACTTTGGAAGGATCTGGAGGCTGCCAAGAACAAGGGTGAGATCATCCATGCTCTGCGTAGGGCTATGTCCTCTTATGGCCTGCACTCCAATATGCCGAAGGAGCTGTACGAAAAGCTAGAGGCTGCGACTACACACTTTTATCGGTAATCTTTCCAGAAGTGGTCTGATTTTTGGTCAGATTACGATTCCCGGTCGGGCATAAATCCATCGAATTCGATGGGATTTGGCAGAAATATACCCGTTTGGGAATAAAAAACCCCGCCGAAGCGGGGCTGTATATACAGTGTACATACACTAATTGTAGAGCATATTCTCTTCCATAAAGATCGCTACATCACGGTCGCACGGCTTGTTCAGGCCATAGACCACAGGGCAAGGGTTTCCCCAATAGCCATTCTCTTCGTTAAAAGTGTCGATGTCGGAAGCGATTACGCCAGAGGACACACCTACGATTGTTGCACCCAGCACAAAGGCTACGATTGATTTCATGTCAAAACCCCAAAAGTTAAAGTGATGGGGTATATTAGCCAATGCTTATAGAGTAGTCAATGGACGATCCCTCATTCGCTCAAAGTGCATCTTGTTCCATTCGATGCGTAACTCTTCTCCTATCTTGTCTCGCTTCATGGCTAAGTCTACATACTCAGGACTCGTGTAGTCATACCGTTCATAGCCCTTCTTGTCGCCAGGTATCTTGGCAATCTTAATCATAATGTTGCAGACATAAGCCAGCTCTTTGCGGAGCTTGATAATCTTTGGATTGTCCCAAGGGTTCATTACAGTACCAGCCAAGAGGTTAAGACAACTGCTGCCGCAGCAGCAACGATGATGATGGTCATTACAAAGCCATCCTCATATTTCTCTACATCCTTAGGAGCCTTGAAGGTATCCTCTGGGATGTCCACCTGTGGTACTTCTGGTGGGATTACAGCAGTAGGTTTCTTCTTCTTAACCACTGCCTTTTTCTTTACGGCTGCCTTCTTCTTGGTTGCTGCCTTCTTCTTTACTACGGTCATGCTCTCTTCTCCTTATCGGTAGAACTAAAATATCCTGGCTTCCACTCACCCCAATGAGACTTGGCTTTTCCTAGTTTGCCAGCAGTCTTTTTGTTGTGGGCTGGATACGACAGGGCTTTTTCTAACGACTGGCTTTGTCGATAGATTCGGTTGGATACGGTACTTGCGGTTAGGTTGTGTGGATTGCGTTCTTTGTCTTCACAGGCTTCTAAAATCCACTTAGCTGTGTTGCTACCCATTACTTATTCTTCCTCCAAAACTCACGAAACTCTCTTGGCCCTAGTGCAACTAGCACGATCAAGCTCGTTCCTAGAAGGAACCCGTAGTAGATCGGTGTTAATGCAAGCTGCCACAGGAAACTAAAATACTGTTTCATCTTCTTCGCCATTGCTCAGTGCCTCCCTAATGGTTACTTTCTGGTTGCTGGACATGAATGCCCAGATTTGTTCTTGTGCTTGTTGATCCAATTCCATCCAAACTTCTTTGATCCCCCAGTCATCCTGCTTCTCACAGCAGTCAACCAGGTCAAACAATGCCTGCTGTAATCTGAGCTTGGGACTGCGGTTTAGATTTAACACGAATGTCTCCTCGCAAGAAGTTGATGGTGTAATCAATATGAGCTAGTTCTAATGCCCATTCTTTTCGGTTGGTGTGTTCCCATCGGTCTTGGCAATACGCTCTTCTCATCTTTGCCAGTACCAATGCGTCATGTAGATACTTCATCCCCATTGTTCCGCCATTGCATTTGCGATTCCTTGGTAGGTTTCGCTACGAATCTTCCATCTGTCAGCAGATGGGCCAAGTTTGTTTTGTCCACTTGCTGTTTGGTTGGCCCTTCTGGTTTTGTCATCACCTGGAAGCCTATTGGTTTCCACTAATTGAGGTAAATTTTTTAGCCAGAAACAGGTCTTTTTGCTTGCATCATGTCCAAACCACCACGGTTGCACGATCTGGTCAGGTTTCCTGATGCGACTGCTGATGCAGCTCACAGGGTTCTCAATAGCTATCTTGTCGATAGGTGCATCCATCAATGCCTGAACAAATGACAATGCCTCTTCTGTTTTCTCTGCTCTACCCGGAATACGCTTGTTCCAATGCAGCCCAGATACAGCCAGATAAGTACATGGAGGGTGAGCAATCATTAAATCCCAGCCATCATTGATGATGTCCATAACATCACCCTGATAGTGTGGGCCTGGTGAATCTGTTGGCAGCAAGTCACAGGACATTGCATCATGCCCTTTGGCAATGAATGCGTCCCTGACCTTACCGCTGTATTCACAAGCAACCAAAACTTTCATGTAGTAATGGCCCGTTTTGTAGTCAGAGGTGGGCCAAGCCTCTCGCAAGCAAGGACTACTTAAAATGGGATCTCGTCTGACAATTCTTCCTGTGAGGCTACCGCCTGATCGCTCCCCGTGAGCATTTGGTAGTCCTTCGATTCAGAGATGACTCGCTTCAGTCCATCCGACAGACCATTGAAAGCAGCTTCATCAAAGCCTTGGTCACCAAACTCAAACACCTGGTTGGCATTGGTTTGTGCTGGCACATCCATACCCTTCGGTAGAGGAGTGATGGAGGTGATGTTTGCATAGGTCTTGTCACCCACTTGCTTGTGAACGATGTTCACCATGCAGGGCTTGCCTAGTACAGCCTTTAGATCAAACCCTGCCAGTTCTTGTGCAGAGAAAGGACGACCACGCCAGGATTCAAGCTGACGGCGTAGTGCTGCATTCTCCCCAAGGGAGGCAGTAAAGCGGTTACTGACGATAAAAGGACGACCATCATCCATCGTCTCTAACGGCAGTTCCCAGCCCAGCAGTACCTTGCGGCTCCACTTGTCGTACTTCTTGTCGTACAACTGACCTAACTCGATCATCTGATAGCAGATTGCAATGTGATTCCCTGCGGGTGCAATCTGAAAACTACCACCACCTGTATGCTCTTTGATTGTTAAGCTCATTTCACTTTTCCTTAAAACGGCAGATCATCAACTGCCTTAATCCAGCCAACATCACGACCATCTTCCAGAGCGTTGGCTTTCTCTCTGGAGATGTAACTTGCTAGTTCCTCCATGGCACTACGCACATGGTCTAGCGAAGACTGTAGATCCCTAAGTGCTAATTCCGCACGAACAATAGGGTCTTCCAATAGGCGTTGTACTTCGTAGTCGAAGCGGTCTTGATCGTTATCCATGATCTTCCTCCTGTACCAGCCATGACTGCGGTACTGGTTCCTGGCGATAGGAAGTCCAAGCCTCAATCATTTCGTCATCGGTAAGCCTGCCAAGCTGATTCATGGGGAAATCCTCCATCAGCAGGTCATGTGTCATCTTGCGTGATCCATCTTTAGTAAGGGTCATAGCATCCCTCCGCTTCCATAGCCTCAGACTTCATGTAGTCACGCATACGAGCCTGTACACGGCGGACAATCATGTTGCCGAGGTCAGTTACATTCTCAGCGTTAGGCTTGGCAATGATCTCAGCAGCAGTCTGCCAGTCCATGCCAACCAGTTCGTTAAGCACCAGGTCTTCAATGTCATCCGCATCGAAGCCTTCACTGAGGTACATCTGTACCCATTCGTCATCAGTCAGATCACACTGCTGATCGTATGGGCCATCGTTGTCACCAAATTCTTGAATATCCATGTCACACTCCTTGCTTGCTGTTGGGTGTAAAGAGACTTTGACACTTCACAACTATCTTGTCAACAGGTATTGACAACTTTTTTTTCTCAGTTAGTCTGCTGCCCATGATTACTCGGAAACAGATCATCGAACTCTTTGGCAGTCAGGCTGAGTTAGCCAGGGCCATTGGGGTTACCAGAGCTACTGTGAACACCTGGCGTGACAGTGAGAAGCCTATCCCTGCGGAGTATGTAGGTAGGGTTTGCAAAGCTGCCCCTAGTCGTGGCATTATCCTGACTCCTGTGATGTTGCGGCCTGATCTATGGCCTGCACCACAGTAACCTTCTTCAGTGAGACCATCTCCTCCGATGGTGGCTTTAACCCCGCACCCCTCGCGGGGTTTTTTTTGCCCAAAACCTGTTGACAGACTAGATCAGCAGCCGTACTGTTGGGGCTGGGTCGTGACAAACCCATTAACGAGTAGAAACAGAAGTGAATTTTTATACGACTGCACCTTGCTATGCTGAGCCGTTTCCTCGACTCCTCAGTCAGCGTTTCTACCCGGCAATTGTCACCAGTGTGGCAGGGTGCAGCCTTATAGGAGTTTTGTGTGAGTAAGAAGATTCGCCTGACTTACGGGCATTTCAACTGGGTAAACCTAGTTCTTTCTACGGACTTGCCCTTCCAGAGCAAGGCTATTTGCCTGTATTTGGCTACTTTTATGAACAGTAAGCAGGAAGTAGCTTGGCCTTCGCAGGCAAGAATTGTGAAGGAACTTGGGATTTCCCATTCCAGCCTCAATCGGTCACTCAACATTGTTGAGATGGCAGGGTGGATTATCCGTGAAAAAGGCGACCATAAGACTAATACTCGTTACTACACGGCGTTTCCGAAAGGATTGGAAAAGGAGCTTTTGGGTAGTTCACCAGATGAACTAGATAGTCCCACAGGGGGACTAGGTAGTCCCACACAGGGACTAGGGGTAGTCCCACAGTGGGACACTAATAAACAAGTTAATAAACAAACTAATAACTATAGTGTTCAGTTTGAAGAGTTCTGGAACCTGTATCCAAGAAAGCTAGCAAAGAAGAAAGCTGAAGAATCCTTTAAGAAAGCAGTGAAAGTTGTTGATTCTAAAGACATTATTGCTGGACTAAAGAAATACCTAACGGTTTGGGCTGGTAAAGAGCATGATTTCATACCCCATGCGAGTACTTGGCTGAACCAACATCGTTGGGAAGACGAGATCAATCCTATTGCCAAACCTAACGGTTTAGACCTGACCAAGCTGAAGGGGTACAAATGAGCCTAGCTCACCTTGCCAAACTAAGAAGCCTTGGGCTTCGGCCTTCGGGTAATGTTTGGGTTACCCTCACGGCCTCAGCCAAGGTTGACTTTGATTCCTGGTCTGAAGACCTACCGCTCAAGGTTGCGCTTTCTGCCGACCAATGGGATTTAAGGGCGTTTTCTGGGCTGAGTGTTGTCCTGTTCATTGAAGACTGGACATCGGATGCCGCCAAGGTTGTGGATAACTTACAAAACTACACGGACTGGTTGACTGTGGTTTCACCGAACTGGGGTGAAGACATTGGCTTCCATATTCACCAAGGGAACAACTTACCGATATGAACCTCATTCCTGATGTCATTGATTTCGACAAATACCTGAAAGACACCGACCACAAAGTACGCCTTAGACCTGCATCCAGCTATGCAGACCAAGTAGCGGAGTACATCGAGAAAGGGCCAGGATTGAATGGCCTAAAGCTGCCTTGGGAGAAGACTTGGACAGACATCCGCATCCGTCCTGGCGAAACAACCCTATGGGCTGGCATGAATGGACATGGTAAATCCATGATCCTCAACCAAGTTGTCTTGGGTTTGGCCCAACAGGACAGCAAATGCTGCATCGCCTCAATGGAAATGAAACCTGTTGCTACCTTGGCTCGTGCTGCACGACAGGCGTTTGGTGGCATTCCTGAGCGGGATTGGGTGCATTACTTCTCCCAAGCCACTGACGACAAGATTTGGCTGTATGACCAGCAGGGTACGGTTGACCCGAACAAGATGATTGGGGTTATCCGCTATGCCGTAGCAGAGCTGGGTATCCAGCAGTTTGTGATCGACAGCCTGATGAAATGCGGTATTGCTGAAGACGACAACTCCCGGCAAAAGTGGTTTCTTGACGAACTGACCTCTCTAGCCCGTGATTTGGAGATTCACATCCACCTCGTTGTCCACAGCCGAAAGCAGCAGAACGAATATGTCCAACCCGGAAAGATGGACATCCGTGGTTCTGCCTCCATTGCCGACCAAGCGGACAATGTTGTCACCTGTTGGCGCAACAAGGCCAAGGAGGAAGCTACCGAGATTGACCGAGAGCAGCCTGACACCATCGTCAAGGTGGACAAGCAGCGTCATGGTGAATGGGAAGGCCATTTTGGCCTCTGGTTTGACAAGAACTCCCTGCAATACATGGCTGACCCCTACGAATCACCTCGGAAGACCTGGTGAAGTACGCATGGGGGCCACATCCACCAAGATGGTATGCAGGACATCTAGCGAGAGTGCGCTGCCCTACCAAAAGGGCAGAAGCACTTGAGCGAGTACCTGAAGAAATCAGGGATTGGGTTAAGAAACTCTTAATCATGGCGGATTGGAAGGTCATTCAAGACCAGAAGTACAGGGATAAACAATGGAAACCAAACAACAAAGGAAGACAACATGAACAGAGAACTAGATCCAGCATTTGAAGGCAAGAAACTCACCCGTCAGCAGGCAATCAACGCCTTCTGCAAAAACTGCCTTTACGACCCCCTAGATTCGGGAAATTGGAGGCAACAAGTGGGCAGATGTGCAATAACCGAATGCCATCTACATGCATATCGCCCCGTTAGCCGCCAAAGAACCACGAAAACTGATGCGGAATGACGCATAACATGCCTAACATGCTTCGTTACTTGTCCAAGAAAAAACAACCCTCAAAAAACGCCTCTGGAGAGCCTCATGCCAATCAACAGTAGAACCAAGGGAAGTGCTGGTGAGAGAGAAGCCGCCAAGATTTGGTTTGACCTGACGGGTATCAAACTAGAGCGCAACCTGAAGCAGTGGAGGTCAGGAGGATTTGACCTAGAGGGTTTGGATGGTTGGGCAATCGAGGTGAAGAGGGCCAAGAAGCCACTCCTCCAGCAATGGTGGCAGCAGACCATCGAACAAGCAGGAGAAGCAGGGCTAAAGCCTGTCCTGTGGTATCGGTTGGACAATCAGAAGTGGCGGGTAGTTGTTGCCCTCAAGGATATTCACCACGACTTTGGTACGGGGATGGGTTTGGAATACACCTGTGAAATGTCGCCAGAAGCATTCGCTTTGGTTTGGCGTGAACTTTGCCTACCTGATACGCAGTAGGTTTGGGTTGGGTTTGGATCTAACCTGGTAAGCTCTTGATTCTAAAGGCCTTTTGATAGGCAAAGCCTATCGCATACCAGCTGCATTCATAGAAATAAACGATTGTAAAAAGCCTTTGACACCCTGTAAAAAGGGTGCCGTGCAATGTTGCACGCTCACTGAAAAGGAAAACGACAATGCAAGTAATCGAAACACTAGAAAAAGGATACAAGGTGATCGCTCTCGCATGGGGTGAAGAGTCCCCACTAGAGAATCATGCTGCTTTTGAAGTAGGCGTAGATGACGAAAACCGCGCCTTCTATGTTACTGAGGGAATGCTCAAAACATACGGAACAACCTCAGTTTTTAATGCCATGCGTGGATATATCCACAAAAAGCACAAGTAACAGGAAGGAAAAGACAATGGAAAACCACGCTAAAGAAAACGCAAAGGCAAAAATGGAAAGCATCGTTGCGCTTGTCGACTCGCTATCTGTAGATTTTGACAATCTGAACGATTACCGCGATGGGATCGACCTAGACAGAGACGATACCGCATGCGCCTTGGACGATCTGAAAACGATCGAAGGCGCAGATTGCGACAACGCTACCAGTGCAGATGACATCATAGAACGAATCCATGAAATGCCACTATCTGTTGAGGTGCGCTCTGAATGGCATGCTCCGGGTGAGCTTCCTACTTGGGGAGAATATCGCATCCTGCTCACATGGGGAGGCCCGGCTTGTCAGATTGTCGGCGCATTAAATGAGCACAAGGAACCAGAAAGCGCCGATATTCAATACCAAGATTGGGGGACAGGATGGGAAAGCCTAAGCCTTACCAATGAAGAACAAAGCGCATTGCTCTTGTTTGCATCGCATTTTTACTTTGGAGAGTAAAGCATGAAAAACTTACGCATCTATGACAACGGCGGCAAATCATTTGACCGCTATACCGTGGTCTTTTTGAACAGGCCGGAATATGGCGATTTGCTGGAATGCTTGGCCATGTCTGAGAATCCATTCCATCCGCAAGGATTTTGCCAGCATTCGTCAGCAATGCTAGGCAGCCATCTTGGGAAATGCATCCGTTTCGATCAATTGCCGGCAGACTGTCAGCGTGCGGCGCTTAGGGGGTGAAGCATGAAAACTATTGATTACGACTTGCCTGCATCGTGGGTAACCGCTCTTTTTTATGACGACACTTCCGGCATGGAGTACCCAGAAGAGCGCGCATTCCATCGTTGGCGCATGCGAAACACTATGGCTGCGCCACTAGCCGCAAGCGATGAACCGTTCTTTTCAGTTTGGCACGATGCCCGCGAAGTGCTGCCAGTAGCAGCCGAGTGCCTGACCTATACATTCCCTGCACCACAAAATGCCTAACATGTTAGGCACAACCGAGAGGACTAGACCATGAAGACAAAGAGAGTAGCCAACAAGAACGCACGCACCCGCGTGCAGAACCGAGAAGCATTCGAGGGTAGCAATACCTTCGCAGCGTGGATGACCGACAACGATATACCCCGCTACATCGTGTGCAGCTATGGCATGCACTGGCCGTTGTTCATCTGGGAGAACGGTGTGTGGTACGAAAATGAGGACAAGTATTCCGTATCGACTAGCAGGCACGCGAGCCAACTGCATCCACACGCAGAAACCCGACCACTAAACAAGGACGCGATGGAATCCATCGCTTGGCAAGGCGCAACTGCCTACTTCATCAAGCGCGGCGATTACCCACAAGCAGCCTAACAATGTTAGGCCAAACAAAAGAGGACTAAACCATGAAGAAGCTAATGACCAATGAAGTAGAACGCCTGATCTCTATGATCGAGAACGCCTACGCACTAGCCATGCAAGTACAAGACGACAACCGAGACGAGGGCGTTCTACAAGAACTAGCCGAGGAAGTGTCGGGCGAATCGGCGGAGTTTCTAGCGTTGTGGGAGGAAGATTGGGGAGCCTTTGGCGATCCCGAAGAAGCCGACCACGAACTGCGCGCACTAGCAGAGTACCTGAATGAAGCCTTTGGCGAAGCTCGCAAAGAGGAAGCCGAGTTTCTGTACCGTTTGGATAGCGGGCAATCACTATAAGAGGACAAAAGGAAACCTAACATGTTAGGAGAGACCATGAACAAAACAACACCACAAGCAGAGCGCAACCTTGAACCCATTGGGTTTGCGAGAACACCAGACAACTTTGATGAAATCCTTGCGTACACAAGGAATGCCAGCACACCTGCGGATGCCACAGTAGCAGCAATGATGGCGTGGAACTTAGCGGTGAAGTACGCAGCGGAAGCCGTGGCGGAAGTGAACTGGGAACTGACGCAATGGAAGGTGCGAGCCGAAACAAGAGCAAAGGGAGAGAGCCATGACTGAGTACGACTTTCACACAATCCTAGAGATTGCACGCTATGCACTAGCAGGCGTACCACAAGAAGAGATCCTAACATTGTTAGACATGAGTGATGACGAGGCTGAGCGTGTACTGAGCGAGATCAACCTAGCTATGGAGGAAGCAGTATGAGTATTTATGCAGAGTTTTACCGCAACAAGGGTGATGAGTATGCGGCGTGCGGCGACCGAGCAGTATTAAAAATGGACGGACGGGAGCGAGTTTCTAGCTGGCACTCTTACGCTAGGGCGTGGGCAATCAAGCACAACTGGGGAGCGTACCGCCTGATACATGGGGACTCTTTATTAAGAGCCATGCCACTCACTCGGCAGTATGGCATGAACGAGCCGTATGGCTATTGAGTGGTACAAGAAACCTAACATGTTAGGAGAGGAAGAAGCGTGAACATATTTGCAGTAGATCACAACCCACAACTGGCGGCGGAATCCCTTGCGGATACGCATGTAGTCAAGATGGTGCTAGAGAGTGGGCAGATCCTATCGACTGTGCAGTACAGGTACGGAACGCACACGCCCGAAATGTACAAGCCGACTCACCCCAAACACCCTAGCGTGCTATGGGCAGGCGAGAGGGGGCACAACTACTACTGGCTTTGGCTGCACTTCAAGTGGTTAGCCAGAGAGTACGAGTACCGATACGGCAGGGAGCATAAGACTTGGGAAAAACTGGGGAAGCTGCTGGCAACTGTGCCTTACCGGATGCCGGATGGGGAGCAAACGCCCTTCGCCCTTGCGATGCCGGACAAGTACAAGCTGCTGGACGATCCGGTGGAGTGCTATCGAGCGTACTACAAGTATGGCAAGGCGCACCTGCACAGGTATAGCTATCGCCCTGCACCTAAGTGGCTGACCACACAAGATTCTTGACTTGTGTACCACAATGTGATATAATTAGTGTACCTTTGGAAGAAGGAAGAGCAGTTAGAGGTACGTTTTGTGCCCAGACTAACAATGTTAGACATAACAGAAGAGGACTAGACCATGAGTGAAATCAACTTTGCTAAAAACGTTTCCCTGCAACAAGCGGCGGAATTGATCCTAGCAACCCCCAATGTGCGCTACCTGCTACTCGGAGAACCCGGAATTGGCAAGTCATCGTTGCTTGGGTTCCTGAGTGGCAAGCTGCCGGACTACAACACTGCGTATATCGACGTACCCAATATGGACTTGGGCGACATTGCGATGCCGGTGATCGACCACGAAACCAAGACTACCCGCTACTACCCGAACGCACGGTTCCGTCTGCACGAGGGCAAGCCTGTTGTCATCATGCTAGACGAGTACACCAAAGGGTTTGAGCCTGTGAAGAACATGCTCCACCCGATGCTTGAGGCGCATAACCCACGCTTGGGCGACCTGCCTATTGATAAAAACTCTATCGTGTTCCTGACTGGCAACCTGTCGAGCGATGGCGTAGGCGACCACTTGAAAGCACACACCCGCAACCGACTGGTGCATCTGACTGTGCGCAAGCCGAACGCAGAAGAGTGGCTAGAGTGGGCGGCGAACAACAACATCGAGCCTGTCGTGATGGCATTCGTGCATCAGTATCCGCACGTACTCGCAAGCTATTTGGATGAAGGGCAGGAGAACAATCTGTACATATTCCAGCCGAGCAAGGTGCAGGATGCGGTGGTATCGCCACGCTCACTAGAACGCCTGTCTAACATTGTTAGGGTGCGTAAGCAGTTTGATAGCGACACGCTTATCCATGCTATGAAAGGTGCAGTCGGTGAAGCCGCAGCTCGTGATATTCAGGCATTCATTGACTATCAGGATCAACTGCCTGCATGGGAGAACGTGATCAAGAACCCAACAACTGCGCCTATCCCTGATAGCGCAGGGGCAATCGCGGTGATGATCTATGGTGCGCTTGAGCGTATGGATAAGAACAACATCCAGCCGTGGATGGACTATCTGGAACGGTTCGAGCCTGAGTGGCAAGCAGCATTCTGTATCAACCTTGCGAAGAAGCCGAGCAAGCAAGCCGTTGCATTTAGCAGCAGACGCTTTGCCGACTGGGTGCAAGCTAACGAGGATATTCTGTAATGGCTGCCAAGAAGAAGTGGAACAGTTTGAAAGGGATGACCAAGTACGACTATGACGTTTCTTATCGCACGCTCAAAAAACTACGCAAGAAGTTTGCGGAGCAGGGCATTCATTCGATGAACGATCTGGTATCCGAAGAAGTATTTGAGATCAAGGAATCTTACATCAACCGTATGTTTAAGTAGGGAGGGACTAACAATGTTAGATAAAGATCGCGAAGAGAGGCGCGTGAAGAAAGCCAAGATCACGCTAATGCGCAACCCAAAGTTTGCGTTGTGGTCAGGCATTCTGATGGTGGGCAAGACTTCGGTAGACGACAAGACTTCGACTGCCTATACCAACGGACGTGATGAAGTGTATGGCCGTGAGTTTGTGAAAACGCTTGGTGATAAGGAACTAGCCTTTGTTGTGCTGCATGAGAACTTGCACAAAGCGTTTCGCCATCTGTTCATCTGGAAGAAGTTATGGGAAGAGGACGCACGTCTAGCCAACATGGCTTGCGACTACGTTATTAACCTGATGCTAGTGAACATGGACGGCGGGCAAGAGTTTATCGCAATGCCAACGAAGGATGGTAAGCCGTACGGTATGTTTGATCCGCGCTTTGCCAAGATGAATGCCAAGCAGGTGTTCGAGATTCTCAAGCAGGAGAAAGCTGAGGGTGGTGGGCAAAGTGGCGAAGGGTTTGATGAGCATGGGTGGGACGATGCCCAAGAACTTAGCCCGAAAGAGGTGAAGGAACTTGAGAAAGAGATCGACCGCGCCCTGCGTCAAGGTGAGATCGCCGCGAAGCGTGCAGGTACGCAAGCAGGTGATGCTGAGCGTGCTATCCATGAACTGCTGCAACCTGAGATCAACTGGAAGGATGCGTTGCGTGAGTTTGTGAAGAGCATGACTAACGGCAAGGACAATTCATCGTGGCGTAAGCCTAACCGTAGGTTCCTGTCGTCTGGTGTCTATATGCCTACGCTGATAAGTGAAAGCATTGGGCGTATAGCGGTGGGCATCGACACCTCCGGTTCGATTGGCAATCGTGAACTGACTAAGTTTCTGTCAGAAGTGAAAGCCATCGCTGACGAAGTGAAGCCGCAGAATGTGGATTTGATCTACTGGGACACAAGAGTGGCATCGCATGAAGAGTACGATGCCGGCACGTTGCCTAACATTGTTAGTGCTACTAAGCCAAAGGGAGGCGGCGGAACTAACCCTGTGTGTATGCAGAACTACCTGATCGAGAAGAACCTCAAGCCAGAGTGCATCGTGATGCTAACCGATGGGTACGTACATGAGTGGGGAGGGAACTGGAATGCTCCGATTCTATGGGCTATTAGCGGCGGTGCGGATTCAGGGATTACTGCCCCTGTGGGTAAGACAGTACATATTAAGGAGGGCTGACCCTATGAGTAAGGCTATCTTGACTGTTGGCTATATGAAGTTTGTGATGGATGTGGATAAGGCTATCCGCGTTATGGATATGCTGGGTGGAGTAGAAGAGTACGAAGAGAAGTGGCATAAGCCCGAAGAAGGTGGGACTACCTACCATGTGTTCGATACGAACACCGACCGTCTGCGTGTAACTATCATGCCGGATGCGCTCTATCGCATGGCGAAGATGGCAGGCAAACCTGAGAGTGGTAATTAAACGAGCCTAACAATGTTAGGCAATATCGCCCACGGCGAGATTCGTGGGTATAACGAGAGAGGATTAGACCATGAGTATTACTTCAAGCGCGGTGCTGGTGGAAATGAACATCAGCGTATGGACAGCGAACAAGCTGGACAAAGATGCAACGAACAAGGTACTTGCTGATAACTCAGCGCAGGCTACTGACGCTGCACAAGTACGCAAGAACTTGATGGCAGGTACAGGGTTGCGGAAAGAGATCGCGGACTTCGCCGCGCAATGCCGCCTATGGCACAACACGCGCACGCTACCGTGGGCAGACAAAGGTGCAAGGCTGTTGCCTACTAGCTTATTCCTAGACTACAAGCAGGAAGCTAATAAGCGCAGGGATATGTTTAACGCGATGGTGGATAACTTCATCGACAAGTATCCAGCGTTGGTGCAGACCGCTAACAACTACTTGGGTACGCTGTTTAATCCGGCTGACTATCCCGATGCCGAAGAGGTGCGCAGCAAGTTTGGCTATCGCATGGTGTTCAGCCCTGTGCCCGAAGCTGGCGACTTCCGCTTGGACATAGCAGCGCAGGACATGGCTGAACTGCGAGATCAGTACGATGTGCAGTTTAAGGATCGCCTAGCAGATGCAATGCGTAAGCCGTGGGAAGATTTGCACAAGATGCTGGCTGGCATGAGTGCGAAGCTAACTGACGAGGATGGGGATGACGCAACGAAGAAGCGTTGGCATGACACGTTCATTACCAATGCTCAGGAGATGTGCGCCATGCTTACCCATCTCAACGTAGCTAAAGACCCGAAGCTGGAAGATGCCCGCCGCCAACTGGAACTAACAATGTTAGGCGCGAACATCGAAGCAATTAAGGATAGCCCGCTTGCCCGCTCCGAAATGAAGAGCAAGGTGGATTCAATCCTCAAGCAGTTTGAATGGTAAGGAGATAGGGATGAACATATACGACAGCGAAGCAATGCGCTACAAGCAATACTTTGACGGTATCACCTACGAACTGAACACGGTTGGGTTGCCGAACATCAAGTGGGCGAGACACACGAACTGGTGGACGGATAAAAAAGTAGAGCCTAACCCCATTATCGGGGAATTTATGGACAACTTTATTCGGGAGGCAGCGAAGAAGCATCCTGAGTGGACGTTCATTAACTCCATGCAGTATTCCTACACTCCCCCTGATTCTAGTAAAGCCAATGTCGAGATGTATGACTTCGATGTGTTCCACGACAAGGAGTATCTGGGTTCGCTAGGTAGAGATCACTTTCGTGGTGGATGGGCGTACACCATTACTAACCATCGCATCCAGTCTAAACGGGAGCGTGGGCACGGTGCTAAGACAGCCGACCTGAGAAAAGCACTGCGCATAGTAGACAAGGAGTTTGCGCGTAAGTCCTACAACGAGATGCTTAACGAACTCGCAGATAAGGGGCGTGGCAAAGTAACTATGAGCCTACATAGTCATGCCGCCAGAGCAGCGGCAACCGAGCGGTATTTTGTTGAACATTTGACCCCGCACTTGGTCGCGAACTTTGATACTTACCGCGATCTTGCAGTCGCAGAGGGGGCGAAGCCCGACAAGCTGGATGTATATGGCGAGCAGCTTGAGGCTAGGCAAGTAGCGTCCAACATCACCGACAAGATGCGTGCTGGAGATGGGCTGTTTGTCATTGTGGCTAACAACGTATATGCAGCTAGAGATTCGGGGCCGAAGGACGCTATTGCGTACCACACTTGGACGAGCGATACTGTACCGGATGTGGTACGAAGAAAGATCGGCTTGCTCAAGCTAGTCGAGCCTGACCATTTCCTAGCTGAGGTGGGCTACCGCATTGACGATAACTCATTCCTGATAATGAAGGAGCCGGAAGATGCAGAATGAAGAACCAAAGAAACGAGGTCGCGGGGCGGGTAAGAAGCCGAGCCTTGTCCACGTAAATCTGCGCATACCGCGAGAGGTAGTCAGCTACTACCGTGGGTACAGCAACTACACAGGTAAGATGCGTGAGGTGCTAACGGCATACGCCAACCACCAAGCGCCACCAGACGCAAACTAACAATGTTAGTCTAGTCCCTAACAGTCGAGCGCTTTCCATGCGCTTTTTGCCCCGCCTTAGTGCGGGGCTTTTTTTCGCCCAAAGTATTTGACATTGTAAAAACGTCTGGTAGAATCGGCTGACCATCTGGGAGAACAACATGGCAGCTACGCCAGAAAAGAAAGTAAAAGACAAAGTAGTCAAGATCCTCAAGGCACACGGTGTCTACTATTTTTTTCCAGCTACACACGGATTCGGACGCAGTGGCGTGCCGGATATTGTGTGCTGCGTGCGGGGACTGTTCCTCGGCATCGAGTGCAAGGCTGGCAAGAACAAAACAACTCCATTACAAGACCGCGAACTGGAAGCTATTGCTGCCGCTGGTGGTAGATCGGTAGTCATTAACGAAGAGAACATCGACTTGGTTGAACGCCTAATAGTCGATATACAGAGGTACTAATATGACCAAGATGAATCAAGGCGTGGAAATGGTTCTGGCACGCATGGAGAGCCACCCGCACGAGTTTGCCCTACGCATCAACACCGATGGCGGTTTGATTGCCAACCCACCGAGAGGGCGTTGGGATTGGCTGATGAATAAGATCCTACTACGCAAGTCAAACCAAACTGCCTACGAGTATGCGTTCCTAACCGACTACGAAGTCAACGCCATCTACGACAAATACATGGAGATACAAGGGGACGAGTTCACCAAGCGCGTGATGGCTGAGTTGCTTGACACCGACAAGGGATAACTTGCGTGTGATGATAGTTCCACCGAGAAGTGGAAGCCGACAAACGAGAGGTGAGAGGACTTAGTTTTGCAACTAATAACAATCGACTTTGAGACGTACTACGCTAGGGATTACGGACTCAAAAAGCTGACCACCGAAGAATACATACGCGACCCACGCTTTGAGGTTATTGGCGTAGCGGTAAAAGTAGATGACGGAGAGACTCAGTGGTTCTCTGGCCCAAAAGATAGAGTCAAAAAGTTTCTGGATCAGTTTAACTGGGACGATGCGATTGCGCTTGCCCATAACGCCGTATTCGATATGGCGATCCTTAACTGGTACTTCAACATACGCCCGAAGAAGATTGCCGACACGTTATCTATGGCTCGTGCCATTCACGGTACGGAAGTAGGTGGCAGCCTTGCGGTACTTGCCAAGCACTACAACCTAGGGGTGAAAGGCACTGAGGTGCAGAATGCACTCGGTAAGCGCCGCTTAGACTTCACGGCTGACGAACTCTACGCCTACGCTGGCTACTGCATTAACGATGTGGAACTGACCTACGACCTGTTCGCGCATCTGTCGATGGACTTCCCGATTACTGAGCTAAACCTAATCGACTTAACCATACGCATGTTCACCGAGCCAGTCTTGGAGATCAATACTGAGGTTCTGGAAGCACACCTGAACGGCGTTAGGTATAGAAAGAAAGCACTGATGGAAGTCATTGATGCTGACCGTACGCAGATTATGAGCAACCCACAGTTTGCGGAACTGCTGATAGGACAAGGCGTGGAACCTCCTATGAAGGTTAGTCCTACTACAGGAAAGGAAACCTACGCATTCGCTAAGACAGACGAGGAATTCAAAGCCCTGCTGGAACACGAGAATGTGAAGGTGCAAGCCCTTGTGTCTGCGCGGCTAGGTGTGAAGTCAACCATCGAAGAGACCCGCACCGAACGCTTGATTGGCATTGCGATACGGGGGCTTTTACCCATACCCCTACGCTACTACGCAGCGCATACTGGCCGTTGGGGTGGTGATGACAAGGTGAATATGCAAAACCTGCCGCGTACTTCGCCCCTCAAAGATGCGATCTGTGCGCCGCCCGGATACCGCTTCGTTGACTGCGACTCTAGCCAGATTGAAGCCCGCACGCTGGCATGGCTGGCGGAGCAGGATGACTTGGTTGCCGCATTCGATAAGGGTGAGGATGTGTACAAGATTATGGCTTCTTCGATATACGGAAAGCCAGTAGATGACATCACTAAAGACGAGCGGTTCGTTGGTAAGACTACGATTCTAGGTGCAGGCTACGGTATGGGGCATAGAAAGTTTCGTGCCCAGTTAAAGAACTTTGGCGTTGACCTGCCAGAGGAAGAATGCGAACGCATCATTCAGGTGTACCGTGAAACCTACCCGAAGATTCCACAGTTGTGGACGGAAGCAGGCAAGGCGCTCAAAGCCATCGCAGAAGACTCCGTTACTACACTAGGCAGACCCGGTGCCCTAGAGGTGGAAGGCTCCAATGGCATCCGCCTACCGAACGGACTCTATATTAAGTATCCGAATCTACGCCGCGAGGCTGATGAAGAAGATGGCCGTATGCAGTATGTGTACGACATAAAGCGTGGGCGGCAGACGCTTGCTAACAAGATATACGGTGGCAAGTGTGTGGAAAATGTTTGTCAGGCGCTTGCTCGTATCGTGATAGGCGAGCAGATGCTAAGAATATCCCGCAAGTACAAGGTTGCCATGACGGTACACGATGCCGTGGGTTGCATTGTGCCTACGGAAGAAGAGAAGACTGGACAAGAGTTTGTCGAGATGTGCATGCGCATGCGCCCTGAGTGGGCGATGGAGTTGCCACTAGATTGCGAATCAGGCACAGGCATGTGCTATGGGAGTTGTAAATGAAGGAGAATGACGTGGACTATAAGTTTTCAAAAGATTGGTTTAGTTGGGCACCAGAAATATGGGGCCAGTTGGTTCCGTTGATGCCGGAGCGCAAGCGGTTCCTTGAGATCGGTTCCTTTGAAGGACGCAGTACTGTCTGGACGATGGAAAACTTGATGGCGGACGATAGCTCGATTGTGTGTATCGATACTTGGGAAGGTGGAGAGGAACACAAAGCTGCTAACGAAGATATGTCTGAGGCAGAGCAGAACTTCGACCATAACATTGCTCTAGCCAAAAGCAAGTTTCCGAATAGGGCCGTATATAAATGTAAGAAAAACTCCTACTACGGAGTTACAGCGCAAGCTGAGTATATTAAAGGACTAGCAAACAAAGACGGTAAAGATCGCCGCTTTGATTTCGTCTATATCGATGGCTCCCATATTGCAAAGGATGTACTAACCGATGCGTGCCTAGCATGGCCGCTGCTGAAACCCAACGGCATCATGGTGTTTGATGACTACGCATGGGGGCAACCACGCGATGCACTCCACCGCCCGAAGATCGCGATTGATACGTTCACTAATATATTTGGTGAAGAACTTACAGTTATCCACACCCACTACCAACTAATCGTAAGGAAGATTGTATGAGCGAAGAAAAGAAACCGAGCCTGATGATTGCAACGCCGATGTATGGCGGCATGTGTACCGGGCCGTATGTGGTGGGCCTGCTGGCAACCATGAACAAGATGCGTGAACTGGGCGTGCCGGTTTACTGGGCACAGATGATGAACGAAAGCCTCATCACTCGCGCACGCAACGAACTAGCCCGAATCTTTCTGGACAAGGG